CTATTGATACAGTTGGCATCTCAGCTGAAGATAATTTAGAAAATTCACTAGAAGATGCATGAAATACAACTGCATTTCTTAAATCAGAATCATCGTCTATCTTAGAAGAATCTACAAATAAAACTCTCGCAGTCGCAGAATCAGTTGGGTCAGGTTTAACTATAACTACTGTACCTTTATCAGTAACTGCATTATCAAGATAATACTTTGGGTATGTAGCTGTTGCTAAATGTAAACTTGAAGAATTTGCTATAAAACCTTTCATACTATATGGGACTTCAGTTGCACTAAGTCCATTTCTAGATACATCTAATATACTATCAGTCGCAGTAGGCATAACCACACTAGTCCCTTGTGAAGCATTTCCACCATGACTAGATGCAGTCGTAAGGGTAGCTGCCCATTTTAATAAATTCTTTGGAACACTTGCCGCTACAAACTTTTGAGCAGAAATAAGAAACTGTGCATTTGCAGTCCCTACGCCTGTTATATTTTGTATATCAGCTGCTATATTTGTTGTCGCCATATTTTAATTTCTCTATTTTAGTAGTATAGGGAGGTATCGAGCCTCCCCATACTTATCTTTATATCGTGCTATTACCCCACGAATTTTAGATTTTATTGTAACCCAACTTCTAATTCGATATGTACAACATCGGCACCCGCTCCAGCATCTTTCAATGCTACAAAGAACGGAGTTACGACATCTCCATCATCAAATGTATAAGTATGAGTATTCACAGTAGGGGCTACTCCATCTAACTTAAATGTAGCAACACCAGCGTCTGAAACATACACTTCAATCGTATGAACTTCGCCATCAGCCCAATTATCAGTAGTGTCTGTTGGAGTAGCAGTGGAGTTGTTTAAAGCAGTTTCTACTTTAACATCACCATTATCTACATCCAAACAAGCATAATCTGTATAAGTAGCTTTTGGGTCAGCCACATGAGTCTGTGACTTTAATCTGAAACCAGCCATACAATAATCAAGACTTCCAACAGTACCAATCTTTAACTTATGTTTCATATAGAACGCAGGAGTAGAACCGATGGTGAAAGTATCAACACCGTCTATACCTTTAAAGTCCTTATGACACATAACAAATTGATAACCGAGATTATTCGTATCAGCTTGTTCCCAAGTCATTCCAAGTGAAGTCCCAGTGGGGCCATCTACCGTACAAGCTCCCATGTAAGCTGCATTTAGGTTAAGTCCGTCAGGGAACTGGAGTGATACCTGTTCCTCTGTTGAACCATCAAGAAGCTTTGCAGCTCCACCTAATCTTTGAGCATCTCCAATAAGTGGAGCGTGTTCAAATTTATATACTCTTACATCGTCTATGAGGTCATTTATTTCAGTACCTTGCTTATTTTGTCCATAAAGTGCTATAGCCATAATCTATACCCCCCTATTTCCAGATGGCATGGGCTTCAGGCATTTGCCATTCCATACCAGCTTCGGTTTGAATTAAGTCAACCCTACGGTCAACACCACTATTTTCCAATGTTTGAACACCAACATAAATCGCAGTATCACGATTAAGTCCGTTTCCAACTAATGGTCTGTATTTACAATGACTCATATTAATACCAAGCATTTTTACTTGAGTACCATCTAAGTGAACATTACGAGCAGTATTCATAATCCCATAAGGAGTATAAATCTGTGTAATGTCTACACCGTAAACATTTTTCTTACCACCAACTGAGAAATCAGCACGTCCAAGAGCAGTAGAACTTCCACCACTCGAGTCAGCAACTTGAGATACATTAGCAGAAAAATATCCACTAAGTTTATGCAACCAGTTGTATACATCAGTTGAAACCATAAACAATGTCGCATTTGCGTTATTATGTCTAGGGTCTAGGAATTGAGACATATCATCGAGGAAATCATCTTGTGCTTTCGTGCCAGTTCCACCCATACCAGAGCCATCAAATATATTACCATAATTGATAATCATATCAACAGCGCCTTGAGTGTATTGTACACTATCAACAGAAGCTTGAGAACCAAACAACAATGATGTTTCAATATCCCATTTATGTTCAATCAGCTTTTCACGCCAAATTCGAGCAAACTCATTAGGTTCGTACTTGAGCACGGTTGCGCGAGTGGTATTATCCATCGCAAGTGCTGTTTTCCAAATCTGAGTTAATCCAAACCCGGTTGAGAAAGGCTGGTCTTTCCATGTTTCAGGATAGCCTGAACCTTGACTGTGAGCGCTTCCCACAACGTATGTACGCATCTTTTCAAGAACATTAGCAATATTAGCATGATATGTAGTTCCTACTGGTACATTATTACAGTAAGACGTTAATTCTGATGTAGCTGCAGCAGAAGTAGCTTTTACAATAGTACCAGTAACTGGTACATAGTAAACGCTTCTTGCACTGTCAGCGACTCCGTCACTAGTGTCAAATGTAGCATAAGAACTATTTGCCTTAGAATGTACTGTATCAATACGAACAAGAATATAATCATCAACGTCTACTGAAGTAACTTCAGCTGCAGACGATGTTGAATTATTAAGTGGAACTTTTAGAACTTGGTCTTCCATTAAAAAACCAGGTTCAGTTCCAGATATTCCAACTTGTGTATCATTAGCTGAATTACCAATCGAACTTCCAATGTTACCACTTGATTTATAATCAGTAGCTAGTAAGAGTTTTACTTCTTGTCCAGCTGTAGTAGTAAGAGCGGCTGCACTTGTATCTAAAAGTTTAGCATCATTTACAACATTGGCAGAGCCATTGTGAAATCCAACTACATATGCATATCGCTTATGATAAGATGGTCTACGTTCTGTGAATTTAAACTCAGGGTCATCGGTAGGCTTTTTTGCAACTTTAGATACAAATCGGAAGAAAGGGTCTTGAGCTATTGAAAGCTCAGATACTCTATCACCGAAATTGTATTTTCGTCTAAGGTCGCCTGTGTCTTTTGAAGTACCGTCAGACCATGTTGCCACGTCTGAATAGGTACTTGCACCAAATACATCAGCCATATTATCACCTTTTATTTAATCGTTATGGCTTAGAGTATTCTCTATTTAAAGATTCTAAATACTAAAAGCCTTTTCTATTTCACTTTCAGAACCTAAAAGGGCATCAAATATTTTATCATCAGGAGATTGTTCCACTACTGCTCCTCCCTTAGTAGCTAAGGAATTTGGAATTTCTTGCACTTCACGCATCTTTTCGCGCATCTCATCCCTTGTTTTTGTGGCTATTTTATTATCACGATTCTTACGATTCATTAAAAAATAAATATCCTCAAGTTCGAGAGACTTAGATTTTGCAAAGTCTACAAACTCTGCCCACTCATCATCACCCAGCTCATGCTGTTGACGAAAGGAGGCTTCTTTAGCTAACCTGTGGTTTTCTGAGCGTTGTCCTTGTAAAGCTTTTCCAAGTCTACGTTGAACAATGCCATCAATAGTGGCGCCGAGAACTTTTGCTGAATCCGATTCTGGAGTTGCAAAAGCTTCATCGGCATCAAAAGAAAAATCTTCTGGAAGATTTAATTGTTGTGCCATATTTTCAGGTGTCTGACCACCACCCTCAAAATAATTTCTCACATGAGTAATTAAATTGGGGTCGTCTCGCATAGCATCTAGGATTGGCATATAAGGTTCAAGCTCTTGGAGCTTTCCATTTAACCTTTTAGCTTCTCTGCTAGAATCGCTATACCTTTTTTGCATTGTATCCACATCAACCACATCTGGGTTTGCTTCTACATGCTCTTGTCCTTCACTAGGGCTCGTAAGTGTATTATCACTATTAGAATCCGAGGTTAGCTGCGAAGAATCGTCTAATATCCCACCATTAACACTTTCATCTAAGGCTGCGAAGAAATCATCGCCTCCTCCAATTACTGCGTCAACTGCTGTGGGATTAGGATTGGTATTCTCTTGTTCGGGGGCCATAACGGCGTTGCCTTGTTCTTGAGTCATACATTTTTCTCCATTTTATTAATTTGACAAATTATGAATTTTAATAGTATAGTTACAACTATTCTTTTTCATTCGGTTCTTTGTCTTGTTTTAAGTCGTTTCTCATTTCATCTCTTAGTCTTTCAAACTCAACTTTCAACATTCCTTTTAATAGTTTCTGTTGCGCTTGAGTATCTATAACGTCTTTTCTAATTTCGTTAGATGCTTGACCAACTTGCATCTTTATACCTGCTTGTACTAATTGACGCTCCAAAGTCTCAATAGTTCCATCTTTATCTTTAACTGCTTCTTGCATTGATTCTAATTGACCTTGAAGTTGTGAGTACATTGATTTTCTTTCAATGATTCCTTCTTTATTTCTAATATCTGTTTCAGCTATCATAGCAATATCATCAATCAATCCAGACTGGAACCATCTAAAATATTCTTCTAGTAATGCCCATCTATTTACAGGCATCGTAGCCCCTGCTACTACTCTTACGTCAAATCTTGCAGTTGCATAATCTTTAAATTTACCAATTGCTTCTCCATAATCATTATAAACTGGTATATTAATTGAGACTTCTTTTTCTTGGTCTGGAGTTTGACCTGCCTCAGGTTGTACAATTCTAAATACTTTTTCAATTGAATAATGTCTTTGAGACATCATTTGGAAACATCTACCTAAATGTTCTAATGCAGGTTCTACAATACTTCCCATCCATGCTTTAAGTCTTCTTGTTCCAAATTCATCATTCGCAAGCAATCCTCTATAAGTCTCAGGTTGTTCTTGCGTGAATCCCATCATCGCAGAAGGTACTCCACTAATATATTCTGCATCTGCCTTGCCTTCTTGAACTACGGAATAAAATGCATTATTAATTGGAGCAGGAAGAACAGGAGTAGGAGCTGTAAATCCTTGACGATATTTCAGTAATGCACCAGGTGAAGATGAATACTGTTCCCATTCTTCTTCTGGGACAGAACCTTCTTCGTACATCCATCTTAGATTAGATGCTAGGTTTGCATTATGTAACATAATCTGATGAGCTTTATTTATTTCTTGTTGTTTTCCAATCAAAGGAACAACTGCACTCATTGGATATGGAGTTCCACTATACATATAAGAAATTGGTATAATAGGATACTCTTTAATTCCGGGTATTACATATTCATATAAGAATACATCATCACCAACTGTACAAGTTAATACGATTCTATTCTCATGAAACTTTATTGCATCAACGATATTCTTTTTTGCATCACTATTAATCAATAATTGATAATCAGATTCACTCATTATTTGCTGAGTAATTGTAGTCGCAGCTTCTTGAGCTTCTGACATCAATTGAATCCTTTGTTCCTCTATTGCCTGAGCAGCCATCTTTTGAGCTTTCTCTAATTCTAACTTTGCTCTCTCAGGTATCATTTCTCCAGCTTCTACTGATTGTTGTAATTGTAATTCTTTTTCAATTATTCCTACCTCAACTTCTTTTTGAAACTCTTGAAGTTTTTCTTCTACTTGTTGTTTTATTAAATCTAATTCAGCAGGACTAGGTTTTACTCTTATATATACATTACGATAAGGAAATTTTTTCTTAGAATATGTTTCATAGTATGCTACAATATCATCATCTTCAGCTTCAAGATTAACTCCCATAGTAATATCTTCTGGTTGAATCGTATATGATTCTTCTGTATCTCTTTGTGAATAAGATACAACTTCATTACTACGAGAAACTTTTTTAATCTTAACTGCATGTTCTGGTAACATATTTATTAAACTAGAACGAGAAAGATTCTTTCTAATTGTTATAAATGTAGCATCTCTAAATAGAAAATCTCTACTTGCAGGGTCTACATAAACATCATAAGGGTCAATTCTCTTAAAGACCACTTCTCCTAATCCATTGTCTTCATCTCTATCTACATCTACTAGAAAATATCCAATACCTTTTGTAAGACTATCTAATACTACTTGACTATATAATGATTTACCATTTGATAAATACCAACAATAATCTGCTATATCAGAATGGACTTGAGCCGATTCTACGTCATCTCCAGTAGCTCCTACAGCTTTCCATCTTGGATTATTAGCCGTAACAAAGTATTTCATAATCTCTACAATAGGAGTTACCCTATTAATAGTGAATGTTGGCATCCCAGCTTCTTCTAAAGAATCAACCTCTGCTTTTGATAATTGTTCATTTAAATAAAAATCAAAACCTTTCTGACTAAGTGTTTGCCATCTTTGTCTATGACTGTTAT